AGCGTGAGAACGGCGCCCTATACACCACTCTGTGTAGCTGGGGCAACAGTCTGCTATAGTGGTCGGGCAACCATCAACCGGAACCATCGGAAGGGAACGACCATGGACAGCTTCGACACGGTGCCGATCATCCCCGACGGCCCGATCACGAAGGACGACCCGCGCCACCCGTTCACCGCCGCGCAGCAGGCCGTTGGCAACTCGGCCGACGCGCTCGGCCGCCTGCTGGCCGGACCGGCCGCGCGCTGGAAGGCGTCTGACGACCGGCGGAAGGCAGCCCGTACGGACGAGGCCCTGGCCAACATCCGCGAAGCGAACCGTGCGCACCGCGAAGCGATGCGGGACGTCCGGCGGGACCGCAAGGCGTTCGAGACGGCCCGGTCCGAGGTGTCATGGTGGAACGTCTTCAACGGCGAGCGTCGCGCCGCCGCAACGGTGGTGCGCGACAGCCGCGAGCTGGCGCGTGAGGCGCGCGACGCCCGTCGCGAAGCGCGTCGCGCCTACCCGCTGTCCCTGCCCAGCCTCGCGGTCCGCTGCCACGCCGCGCACCTGATCCCCGTTGCGGTGTGGCAGGTCGTTGCGGACACCTACCTCTCGGCCGGTGCGCTGACCCTGTCCGCAACGGCTGCGTTCACCAACTACCTGATCGTCAAGCACGGCACGCGCTACATCGAAACGCCCGTTGCAGCAACGCCTGTCGCGGACGAGCTGACCCCGTCGCAGGAAGAGCGGGACCTGTTGCAGCGGCTCGACCCGACAGCGTGGCAGGGCGTTGCAGCGCCGCGCGGACTGGGCGACGTGCTCACGTCCGGCGCAACGCTCACCGAGTCCGGCATCCAGGTCAAGCTGACGCTGAACGGGACGATGGACCTGCCGACGTTGCGCAAGCGTGAGCCGCAGCTGCGTGCGGCGTTGCGGCTGCGCGAGGGCACCCGCATGGAACTGCGCGAGGGTGCGACGGGCGGCCACGTCCGTATGACGCTGCGCACCCGTTCGGCGGCCGCCGGTCTGGACATGACCGGGTGGTGGCCGGGCGCGGCCTGGGCGGTCAACACGATCACGGGCGAGACGGTCAAGACCCCTCTCGGCAAGCGCATGCTGATCGCGGGTACGTCCGGCTCGGGCAAGTCCTGGTCCGCCCGGCCGCTCATGGCCGAGGCGTCCGAGTACGAGGACCACCGGCTGGTGATCTTCGACCGGAAGCACATCGAAGGCAAGACGTGGAACCACCGGGCCCGCGTGGTGGTCGAGCTGGAAGAGATGGACGAGCTGTGCGACGAGCTCACCGCCGAGGGCGAAGAGCGGCTCAAGACCATCCCGCGTGGCCGGGACACGGTCGAGATCAGCCCGGCGCGCCCGCGCATCACGGTCTTTGTGGACGAGGGCGGTGAGCTGATCTCGGACTGCGTCAAGGAATTCGAGCGGATCATCGACCGGCTGCGGACCATCGCGAGGAAGTACCGGGCCGCCGAGATCATCCTCGTCTGGGCGACGCAGAAGCCTTCGATGAGCGGCAAGGGCCACGGCATCGACTCACAAATCTCGGGTCAGATGACGGACCGGCTGTCGCTCGCGGTGGCCACGCCGGGTGAAGCGCGGGTCGTATTCGGTGATGACGCCACCGAGAACGGGTGGAAGTCCAACGAGCTGCCCATGCCGGGGTTCGCCCTGTACCGGCAGCAGGAACTGGGGCCGAAGTCCATCCCGCAGATGCTTCAGATGCGGGCCATGTCGCCGCAGCAGGTGATCGACCTGCCGGACCGGCCGATCTGGTCCCGGACGGTGAGCAGCACCGGCGCGACGAAGGCTGACATCGACGCGCGCAAGGACTATGAGTCCAACCCGCTCAACCTGTGGGCCGAGCTCGACGTCGACCCGGCCACGGTCGTCATGCAGAAGAAGCCGCGCGTCGCGGCCGAGGACCGGGACGATCAGATCATGGAAGAGCTGGCGCACGACCCCTGCCGGTCGCTCTCGTCGATCGCCACGGCGATCGACGCGAGCAAGTCCGTGGTGAAGCGGCGGCTTGAGCAGATGGAAGCAGACGGCCTGGTCTGCCGTGACGAGGACGGGTGCTGGCACGTAAGTCCGTGATACGGTTCGTACATGAAGACGTGCACCAAATGCAAGGAACCTAAGGACCGAGACGCGTTCCACCGGGACTCGTCCCGGTCCGACGGGCTTACGGCGCAATGCAAAACCTGTCGAGCAGCGAAGGCCGCCGAGCGACAGCGGACAGAAGAGACACGGTCCCTGGAAGCTGCACGTCACCGCGCTCGCCGAGCAACCAACGGGGACACGATCCGGGCTAAGGATCGGGCGTACCGAGCAGCCAACGGGGACACGATCCGGGCTAAGGATCGGGCGTATATGGCCGGGTACCGAGCAGCCAACGGGGACAAGTTGCGGCAGTACCACCGGGACCGGTATGCCACCGACTCGGGGCCGAAGCTGGAAGCGAAGGCACGTCGGAAGGCCGCAAAGGTTGGGTCCTCGATCGGCGGCCCAATTAGCTACAAGATACTTCGCACCAGGTTCCCGGACTGTTACCTCTGCGGTCAGACGTTGTCCGGCCGAGTCCAGTACGACCACGTAATCCCACTTCAACCGCGCCCTGGTGAGCCGCAAGGCGCGCATACAACAGACAACCTGCGCCCGACGCATGAACGTTGCAACCTGCGGAAAAGCAACGCCCGTCTTGCTGATCTTGACTGGTACTCAGGCCCTACGGACATAGGGGTTCCTGTACCCTGATCCTGTCTGCGCCACCGAAGGGCCCCGGGACTGTGTTGCACCGGGGCCCTTCTGCACACCCGGTGCTCGTGCTACCGTTGCAACATGGACACCGCAACGTACGCCCCGGCCGTGACCACACCGGCCGTCGACTTCGACACGCGCCTCACACTCGCCTCGGCGGGCATGGACGCGATCCTGGCTCACAACCACGGCGTCACCCTGGCAGACGCCCACGCGGCCGTCCTGGCGGCCCGTGAGGCGCCCGAGCTGCTTGACCCCGAGCCGCAGCCGTTCACGCCGCACCCGGTCCTCAAGGCCGCCGGTGACGTGATCCGGGCGCGGGGGTGGATCAAGAACTCGTACGGCGGACTGACCGGGCCTGTCTGCGCCATGGCCGCCATTCGCACCGTGCTGTACGGGGACAACTGGTCTGACCTGGCGACCAACGACGGTGAGGTCGGGCCGGTCGACGAGCTGCTCGACCGCATCGCGGCAGAGGTCGGCCATCGCGACTGGTCCGTGCCGATGTGGAATGACGCCCAGTCCCACGAACTCGCCGTACTGAAGCTTCTCTACTAAGGGGTTGCACCCTAGGGCTTCATGCCCTAGGGTGTTCCTTGTAAGCAACCGCGAGGAAGGAACCACCGTGAGCGAGTTCGTCAGCAAGTACGACGGGAAGACCTGGCCCACCAACGTTGACCACACCGCGAGAGTAGAGGTGACCGCGACCGTTGATTCTACGGCGGTCGTGGACGGCAGAGCGAAGATCCTGGGCAACGCGAGTATCCGAGGTGGATCCTGGGTCCGCAAAGCTGCCGTGGTCTCGGACTGGGCCTGGACCCAGGGCCGCGCCAAGGTGGCCGGTAACGCGCACGTCTACGGCATGGCCCGGCTGTCCGGCAATGCGTACGTATACGGCAAGGCGCAGGTTTTCGACCACGCGGCCATCACGGATCATGCCGTCGTCCGGGGCGACGCCCGGGTGTACGGCACCTCTCGCCTGTACGGCGACACGACCGTCGAGGACGACGCCAAGGTCTACGGTGACGCAGTACTCTGCGGCGGTCGCATCGGCCAGGACGGCGACGTCTTCCGGGCCGATCACGTCATCGTCATCGGCGGACTGTTCGCGGACGACGTCACCATCTACCGCGCGACCGGCGGCGGCCACCGGGTGCAGGCCGGGTGCCAGAACTTCCAGCTGACGGACGACCTGTCGGGCCTCGCATCTCGCCACGCCTGGGGCCTGCCGCTTGGCTGGGAAGCGATCCGTGACGGCCTGCTGCTCACGGTCGAACGCTGGCGGAATGACACCACCACCGGCTGATACGCTGAATGCGTCCGCCTCTAGGTTCCGGTGGTCCGACGGGTGGTTGCGCGGCTAGGCCCCGGTTGCTTCGGCAACCGGGGCCTAGCTGTATCCCGGCTCGATATCCTGGACAGACCACCGAACGAGGGAAGGACAACCCGTGTCGAACATCGCTGAGGACGCGCTGGCGGCCGACAGGCTGCGCGCCGCGATCCGCCTGCGGGTGCGCGGCGCGCACTGGAACGAGATTGCCGACGCGTGCGGCTACCCGAACTCGAAGGCAGCACTGGTCGCTGTGGGCAAGGCCATGGCCGACGCCACCCTTCGGGCCGAAGAGACGGCCGACCAGATGCGGGACACCGCGAACCTGCGGCTGGAATACCTGCTGGGCCAGACGCTCGACATGCTCGCCGAGGACGCGCCCGAGACGTACGACGCCGACGGTAACCCGCTGGCGGCCGACGACCGGGCGGTCAAGCTGCGCGCCGTCGACGAGGCGCGCCGGATCGTCGAGTCGATCTCGAAGCTGAACGGCGTGACGTCCCCGCCGAAGTCCGATGACACCGCTGAGCCGATGCGTATCGAGATCATCGGCCTGGACCCGAAGTCCATCGTCTGATGACGCGGTACGAGTTCCGGGGCGGCGCCGTCGAGATGCTCACGGCGCGCGACGCGTTCGTGCTGACGTCGGGCCCGGCCGGTACCGGCAAGTCATGGGCCATGCTGGTCAAGGCGCATCTGACCGCGTTGCAGGTGCCCGGGTCCCGGCAGCTCATCGTCCGGCAGACGCACGCGTCCCTCACCGCGTCGACCCTGGTCACGTTCGAGAAGCACGTCGCCGCGCAGGAACTCGCCTCGGCCGAGGTCAAGTGGTTCGGCGGGTCCGGCCGCAAGCCCCCGGCCTACGAGTACAAGAACGGCAGCGCCATCCTGGTCGGCGGCATGGACCAGCCCGGCAAGGTGCTCTCGACCGAGTACGACCGGATCTACGTGGACGAGGCGAACCAGCTGTCCGTGACCGCGATCGAGACGCTCATGACGCGTCTGCGCGGCCACTCGACCACGTACAAGCAGCTGCTCTGCGCATGCAACCCCGACCACCCCGACCACCACCTGAAGAAGAGTGCCGACGGCGGCGCGGCACGGATCATCTACAGCAACCACCTGGACAACCCGGGCATGGCCGATGCGGCCGGGAACTGGACCGAGGCGGGACTCGACTACCTGTCCAAGCTGGACAAGCTGACCGGCGTCCGGCGGGCCCGGTACCTGGACGGCCGGTGGGTTGCTGCCGAGGGCCTCGTCTTTGACGACTGGCGGGACGCAGACAACGTCATCGACCACTTCGACATCCCGAAGTCCTGGCCGCTCTTCCTGACGGTCGACTTCGGCTTCAGCAACCCGTTCGTCTGTCAGTGGTGGCGGGTGGATCCGGACGGCAGGATGTACCTGACCCGCGAGATCCACCAGACGCAGACCCTGGTGGAAGATCACGCGCGCCGGATCAAAGCCATCATCGAAGAGCACGCCGAAACAGAGCCAGTCCCCTTCGCTGTGGTCTGTGACCATGACGCCGAGGACCGGGCCACGCTGACCCGGCACCTGCGGCTGCCGACGGTGGCAGCCAAGAAGGGTGTGAGCCGGGGCGTGCAGCTGACGCAGGCACGTCTGAGAAAGGCTGGGGACGGCCGTCCACGGCTCTACGTGATCCGGGACAGCCTGATGGGCCGGGACCTGGTGGCAGACGCGCAGGCGCGCCCTCGCGGCTTTCTCGGGGAAGTCAACGGCTACGTCTGGGAAACGGTGCGGGGCACTGACGGGATTCCGAAGGAAGTCCCGGTCAAGAAGCATGACCACAGCATGGACGCCGGGCGGTACGCCGTGGCGCACATGGACTGGAACGAGGCGGCCAAGCTGGGCAACCCGGCAGCAGCCCGGCCGTCCGCTGCACCCACCAACGCATCCTGGTCCCGGCCGGTGGGGCGCTAGCGCTGAAAGCGGTCAAGGTAGGCCGCAGCGTCACGAAGGCGCTGCGGCTCATCCCGCATAAGGCCGATCGCATGGTTGCATGCCGCGCAGAGCAGTTCCCGGACGCAGTTGCCGCAGGTTTTTTGGCCAGGGCAGCAGTTGTGATCATGGTCAACCGCGAGGGCCTTGCCGTTGGAATTAGTTCCACCACAGACAGCACAGCCACCGCCCTGCGCAACCAACATGGCGTTGTACTGATCCAGACTGATGCCGTATTTAAACTTGAGCTGCCCGTTTCGTTGACACTGCACGCACCGATTTTCCAGCCCGTCAACATGGTTCTTGCTCTTCGTAAACCGGCTCTCGTCCATCCAGTCGTCGCAGCCAACGCACAGCTTTCGACCCTGGTCGTCGCGGGCGGCTGACGTACGCCGAGGCCTAAGCACGGTCAGCGGCTTACCCCTCTTCAGCTGCTCATGATGGCCCTGGCAATGGGTCCGTGACTTGAGCCGCTTCATGCAGCCGTTGAATGCGCAACGGGCTGGGGTGGTCACCGTGTCAGTCATGTTGGTTTGTTCCTTCCTCGCGGTTGCTAGGTACAAGCTACCGTCTTGCAGGAATCGGATCAAGCCTCGGCGGCAGGTAGGCTGGGCGTTGCACGACCACCACCGGAACGAAGGGACGGCCACATGGCCAGCAAGACTTTCGCGATCAATACCGAGCCGCACACCGCCGAGATCGGCGAAACCAGGCTGTTCTTCCAGCCCGAGGTCATCGGGGCCGAGTTCGCCGAGGCGTACGAAGCGCTGCGCGACGTGCAGCGGGACATCCAGAAGGCGACCGGCGGAACGAAGGCCTCGGGCACGAAGCACGCCAAGGAAGCGAGCGACGTCACCCCGGCGCAGCTGGTCGAGCTGTCCTCAGCGCTGCGCAACTTCATCACCGAGTTCCTGACGCCCGAGTCGCGGCCGGTGTTCGAGTCGCTGCGCCTGCCGGACCGGGTCCTGTTCCAGCTGATGGAATGGGTCGCCGAGCTGTACGGCGGTGGCTCGGGAAACCAGGGCGCCGATGGTGGACAGTCTTCCGACTGATCGTCACCATCGGCGAGGCGTGGGACGAGTGGCTGGGGCAGATGACGCTGGCGGGCAACGACCCGCGCCAGTGGGACCTTAACCAGCTGCTCGCGGCGTTCGAGGTGCACCTGCGGCAGAACTCGAAGGATGACGCAGCGTGGCGCCGGACTCACGCGGTCCTGACGGCCGAGCCGAAGGAAGTCCGCGACGAGCGGCGCCGGGCCGCGACTGCCGGTCGCAAGGCGCCGCAGCAGCGGCAGGGCATGTCGGTGGATGACGCCGAGTCGCTGCTCGCCCGGTTCGCCGCGAGCGAGGCACAGTTCACCAGGTAGCACGAAGGGCCCGGCCACCGGCCGGGCCCTTCGTGTTGCTCAGCACTCAGTGGGGGCGACGATCCACCCGGGACGGCCGAGAGACCGGTATCCCGCCACATGGGCCAAGGTTTCGATCATGTGAGACCAGTCGTCGATGCTGTGCTGGTCCAGGTCAGCGGCCCTGCGGAACGTCCCGAGCTCAACCTCACAGCTCTCGCCGTCAGGGACGACGCAGAGAAAGAGCTCGTGCTGGTCGTACGCCCCGGCCGTGGTGTGGCCGAGGCCGGACCCGCTGAAGCCGAGGGCCTTGACCCATCCGTCCAGCATGTCCTGCTCGCGGGACTGGTTGTTCGTCTGGTACTGCTCGCGCGGAACGTGGGCCCCGTAGAAGAAGCGCGTGCTGTGCTGCGTGCCCATCAGTCACAGTCCTCGTCGTCGATCTTGACCTTCGGGGCCTTGGGCTTCGACGTACTGCCCTGCTCGACGGTGCTCGGCTTGGCAGGCGCCACGACACTGGGCTTCGTCGGGGACTTGCCGGGCGACGGCGCGGGCCGGGGCACCGGGGTAACCCGGGACGTCCCGGTGGAAGGCTTGCTGCCGCTGCTTCCGCCCGTGCCCCGGCCCAGAATGAGACTGGCCGACATGGACTCGTCCTCGCGGCAGTCCTCGTCGCCCTCGGTGCCCGCGCACCCGGTCAGCAGGACGGCGGCCAGCGTGGCAGCCGTCAGCGTGGCGCCGATCGCGTGATTGCGGATCTTGCTCATGGGTTCCCCTCGTAGTTGCTGTGTTCCGGTAGCAACCATTATGAATGGTAGGTACGGCCAACGTCAACCCCGGCCGGATAGACTCGTCGTGACTGCTGCGCGTTAGGCCGGGTCGACGGATCCCGGGGCGGCCGGATCCCCACCACCGGAAGGGACGATCCTGTGGCCGACGAGAACCTCGGTACAGCCAGCGTCACCATCATCATTGACGACACGGCCACCGATGCGAGTCTCGCGCGGCTGTCCGAC